GCGGCGGATGCACACACGGAGAACCTGAGCAAGAAAGAACAGGTGTTCGGGAACAGCGGAACACTTGCACAGGAAGTGCAGACGGGTTTTATTTATCAGAGGGGCTTACTGCCGACACCGAAAGCACAGGAGGCAAGGGGAAACGCATCCAAAGACAGAGGAAAATTCAATTTGACAGACGAAATCGCAGCGCGATACCAACCAACTGGCAAGAGTTCCCAACTGAATCCCCGATTTGTGGCGGAGATGATGGGCTTTCCCGCGAACTGGACGGAATTACCTTTTCTAAATGGAGAAACGAATCCATCAAAGCCTACGGAAACGCAGTAGTGCCGCAGGTGGTGTTTCAGATATTCAAGGCAATTGAAATAATTGAAGACCAAAAATGAAAGACATCACTCTTGAACACGAGGTATTGGCTATCCTGATAAACTCAGCCAAGGCACAATTGCACATCAGCGAATGCACAGAGGAATTCTTCACGGAGATTGAGACCATGGCAATCTTCCGGAGCATTCAGCAGCTATCGAATGCAGGTGAACCTATTGACCTATTGACCGTCAGTCTGAAGATGGGCAAGCTGCAATTCAAGCCGGTCACTACTGCACAGATTGCCGCCAAGTATGTGAGTGACAGTGCCATTGAATACAAGATCAAGGTCTTGCACCAGATGTACATTCAGCGAAATCTTGCCAAGATCGCCAAGGAATTGGAATACAAGGCACAGGACAGCAACAATGATCCATTCACACTGATGGCAGATACTCAGCGGAAGATGGATGAACTTGGAGTCATCAATCGGACGGACGGAATTCACATTCACAAGGTGGCTGTGGATCGGGTTAATGACATCGCCAAGAGAAAGGCCGAAGGCATTCGCACATTAGGTGTGCCATCAGGATGGGAAACTCTGGATAAATTCACAGGTGGTCTTGTGCCAGGTGAATTTTGGGTAGTGGCAGGCCGACCAGGCATGGGAAAGACATCGTGGGCAACGGCACTATCCATCCGGCATTCATTGGCAGGGAACAAGGTGGCTTTCTTCTCCCTTGAAATGACCAAAGAAGGTCTGGTGGACAGGATACTTTCCTCTGAATACTCCATTAATGGCGAATACATCAGGACAGCCAATCTCTCTCAGGAGCAATTGGAGGCAATGGCGAGACTCAACAACATCGCAAGGATGGGAATCTACATAGACGATACCAGGAGGCAGACGATTGACCAGATACGCGCCAAGGTCAAGATAATGAAATCGAAGCATCAGATATCGATGGTGGTAATCGACTATCTTGGCCTGATAAATCCACACGATGCCAGAGCCATCAGGGAACAGCAGGTGGCTTACATCTCTCGCCAATGCAAACTCATTGCCGGTGAATCCAATGTGACTGTCATCGCACTCAGCCAATTGAACCGGAACAGCGAGAGCCGGACGGACAAGAGACCAGGTCTCGCAGACCTTCGCGAATCAGGAGCGATTGAGCAAGATGCCGATCTGGTTATCTTTCCATTCCGTCCTGCCTACTATGACAATGACAAGCCATTGGTGGAGGAGGCTGAGACGATCATCAGCAAGAACCGCAATGGACGAACCGGAATCATCCCTTGCAAATTCGAATCACAATTTTCAAGTTACATTTTCTAACTTTGCGAAACCTATGACCATTGACATATTTCTAATCTTGCTCTCCATTGCCGGTGCGGCAGTGCCATTCGCGCTCAATAATTGCATGAATCCGGATGGAGTATTCGGTGGATACTATGTGTTCCGCTGTCCTGAGTGCCTGTCATTCTGGCTGTCGCTTATCGCATTGATGTTACTCGGAATCAATCCAATCTTCGCAGGCATCGCACCAATCCTGTCACGATTCATCAGCAAGACCTTGTATCTATGAATGAAGAGCAGAAGGCAGAATTCTCCAAGCTCCTGCCCAAGTGGACGGCTTACAAGCGAAACCTTTCATGGTCGTTCGATGACCAGGAGAATGCGACCATCAACAGATTGGCATGGACGGTGCTGAATCGTCGGCTGTCATCCTGCCCATCGTGTAGGGTGGATGCCATGCGTAATCTTGAAAACCTATACAACCAATGAAGACCTACCTACACAGCGGCAATGCCGGTGACATCATCTACATCTTACCGACCATTGCGGCCCAAGGACCGGGCAAACTCTATCTAAATCCGGACCGACCGGCACAGTATGCGACCGGTCTGCACCATCCAGGTGGAGGAGTGATGCTGAATGAGGCAATGTGCAATATGCTCCGGCCATTAGTCCAACACTGTGGCATTGAATGCGAGATTTGGAATGGCGAGGAGGTAGATTACAATCTGGACCTATTCAGGGAAGAGCGCATCAATCTATCTGCATACGATATCCGGAGATGGATAATGGCAGTCTATCCGGAGCTGAGACCTGGTCAATTATTCGGCAATGATTTCCATCGTCTGTCTAATCGCAGACCTTACATCACCGTGAATCTATCATCTCGCTACAGGAATAATGCAGCAGGCGAATTCAGTAGGTGGAAAATGCTATCGGGAATGATGGTACACTTTATCGGAGTAGATGAGGAGTATCAGGATTTCCTGAGATTATGCCCTGATGCAATCCATGTGCAATGTTCGGATTTCCTTGACATGGCCTATGAGATTGCCGGAGGAGTATTTCACTTTGGAAATCAGAGCAGCCCATTCGCTGTGGCTGAGATATTCGATCTACCAAGAGCATTGGAACTTTCCCCTTACTGCCCCAATGTGGTGAGCGAGGGCAAGAATTGGTGGCCGATCTACAACAGCAGCAACATGGCCTATTGCGTTTCACGATTGCAGAAGATTTACCCTAATTTTGTTACTCATGGCAGAGACCAGGAAGGCGCATAAACGCAGAGTCAAGGAAGGCTTCTATCGGAAATACATCAATGGCCAAGGGATTGACATCGGATGCGGACGGATTGACACGCACGATGGCGCAGATACCATCAGCCTGACCGATTGCATTCACCACGATAAGGATATGTGCGATGCCACTACAATGGAGACATTCCAAGACAATCAATTCGACTATGTCTATGCATCCCATGTATTGGAGCATCTGGACAACCCGGTGACAGCCATCCAGAATTGGGAGCGGATATGCCGACCAGGTGGATGGATAATCATCAGCCTGCCTCATCGTGACTTATACGAGCGCAAGAAGACATTGCCATCCAGGTGGAATCAGGATCACAGATACTTCTATCTTCCGGACCGGTGCGAACCTCCACACACATTCAGTGTGGCAGGGATATTGCGGCAAGCAGGGATAGTGAATTACAAGATGAAGGTGATTGATACAGCTACCAATGCCGACCGACCGGAGGAACATAACAATGGGGAATTCAGTATTGAGGTCATCTTCCAGAAGGAGCAGCACGATGAAAGCACACTTGAGGATTTATTTACAGGACCGGAGGCTGAGCAAGGATGACTTCATTCCCTGTGAAGTGTGCGGCCAATCGGCTGTGGACATCCATCACATTCAGCCAAGAGGCATGGGAGGTAGCAAATTCAGAGATACTCCGGACAACCTCATTGCCCTATGCAGAGTCTGTCACCATGAGGCAGACTTTGGCACAGCATTATCCAAAGACTATCTAAGACAAATCGTAGATGAGCGAAGAAAAAAATAAGGTAGGCCGACCGCGTAAGGTTCAAAGCCCAACAGTGATGATTGAATCCTACCTGGAATACATTGACAAATGTGCATCTCACACTGTGGGTACACTGAATAATAAAGGCACTCTCACCAATGTGCCAAAACCCATTGTGCCGACAGTGGAGGGATTCGCGCATTCTCTCGGAATGATGGCCACAAGCCTATGGGAGTATGAAGAATATCCAGAATTTTCCGACACATTAAAAAGTATCAAGGCCGATATCACTGCTCGGAAGAAGATTGCACTGCTGAATGGCGAAGGCAATACCACCGGATTGATCTTCGATCTCAAGTGCAATGAGGGATGGCGCGATAAGCAAGTGATTGAGCATGAAGGCGAAATCACTGTAACCATGAATCTGTCATGAGTCACGATCCAGACCATTACAAAGGTGCTGTTGAATGTATCGATGCCATCAAGGCAAGCATGAGTCAGGAAGCATATCGGGGCTACATCAAGGGGAACATCCTCAAGTATGTTTGGCGTTACGAGAAGAAGGGATTGATTGAAGATCTGCGGAAAGCACAGGTATACCTTAATTGGCTGATTGATGATCATACTTCCGGCAATCGTTGAAAGCATAGTCAGCCGGAAGGACCGGACCTGGAAGGTATCCTTTGGCACTCAGGAGATGTCACCTGACAAGGCAGCGGCACTGCTCACCATGAATCAGCAGCTGTGCTATCTTGCCATCAAGCCGGAGCATTTCCATGAAGAGGAGCAGCAGCTATTGGAGGAACTGAAGGCAGACCAAGAGCTGACCGGCAAGACTCCAGGCCAAAGACTGAGAGCTGTGCTGTATCGCAATTGGGAGCAGAATGATGAATCGTTTGCATCCTTCACGATGTACTATGAGCATATGATGGAGCGCATCACCCAACATTATAAATCAAAACTGGAATGAATAACTGGATTAAGGATAACGAAAAGCACAACCCCGATTTAAGTCACGTTGTATTGCTGACGGACGGTGTAAGTGTGTCAGCCGGATTTCTTGTTGAAGTAAACGGGGAATTGGAATGGCGTTACATTGGATGCGATGACGAACACCACCCTAACGAATTGCACGGAGATGTAACTCATTGGATGCATCTGCCAAAACCACCGAACACTACAAGACCAAGTTAGAATGAATCTATACCTTACCGAATTTATCGCCAAGGACTTATTCGATGGCGATCTGAAGACCTATGCCGGTCCAAGGATTGAGGCCATCTCGTTCCAGAAGGCAGAAGAGTATTGCCGTAAGTTCCATCCATATCTTCGCGTCATTGGCGAACTTGAGGCAGAGATGGTAGATGATGGCGTGATTCACTATAATTATACTGACAATTGAGGATACTCGGAATAATGAATGGGCTGACCGGTGTGAGCTACCATCGGATATATACGCCACTACATGACCTGATGTTGCGCGGATTCGCAGATATAGATGTCTGGACTCCGCGCGATGATAAAGGCCAATACCGGCCATTGCCTGACTTGTCAAAATATGACCTGGTCATCTGGAATGGAACATTGGCCGAGCCACAAGATCAGATCATCCGGATACTCAATGAGCTGAGCATTCCATTCATCGTGGACATGGATGACCATTGGCGGCTGAACAGATACAATCCTGCATACCATGAATGGGAAGCAAGGCAGCTATCTACCAAGATACAGAAGGCTATCTTCCATGCCGATGCTGTCATCTGCGAGAATGAGCGATTGGCACAGGAAGTGATGAAGATTAATCGGAATGCGTATGTTGTTCCCAATGCATTGAACCTCACAGACCTTCAATGGAATGTGGGGAAGAAGCCATCGCCTATCTTCCGAGTAGGATACATTGGCAGCCGGTCGCACCGATACGATCTGATGATTGTGGCACAGGCAGTCAGGGAATTCTGCGAAGAGACAGGCAGCGAATTCCATCTGTGTGGGTATGACCCATCCGACAAGGAATGGACAGCCATCGGATATGAACTTGCTCCGGTCGGACATCCTGATTGGATGAAGCTGAAGCCTGGTGTGCATCCATCGCAGTATGGCATTCGCTACAGCGAGATAGATGTGGCACTCGCGCCCATCATCAGCAATGGGTTCAATAATTGCAAGAGCGATTTGAAGGTGAAGGAAGCCGGAGCATATTCAATACCGGTAATCGCATCTGACTTCGGGCCTTACAAAGACCATCCATCATCCGGAGTCTACCATGCGAGAACCACCAGAGAATGGAAGGATCAGCTATACAGAGCGATGGAAGGCCGATTGGATGGCAGACCGAATGCAGAGTATTGCTCAGAGCAGGGCAGTCTTCACAATGTGAACCTGGACCGGGTGGAGATATTCTCTGAGGTTCTTATCACTCGGTAAAAATACGGTGTGATTCGGTAAGAATCCGATGTGATTGGAGCGGAAAGGTATTGACAAATTTCACGATAGCAGTACCTTTGAATCATGGAAACAGCACAATGAATATCACAGCAGGACAATCAGCAAAAAAACAACATTTGAGTAACGGAGCAGTTACCGCTTGTAATCGTAGAACATCAGGTATTGGTTCAAATGATTTTCAGTCTTTCAAATGGTGGGCTGAAAAACATACAGAAGCTTGTTGCCAAAAATGCTTAAATCGTTTTAATGAAAAACAAAATAGACTAAATAAAAGCTAAGAAAGAAACCGGGGCGGCTAACAACCGCCCCATTACCATAAACCATAAACCTATAAACACTATGTCACAGATTGAAGAATTCGCAAGCGGCATTCCGATTCACAATGCAATCGATGAGCTGCACACGTTCCACACGGACGGCAACATGGATGCATTGGCATTCTACATCACACTGACCAGACTCAGTAGGCACATTGACGGCTTGAAAGAAATCGTCAAGGCTGCTGCCATCCAGGAGGCCGACAAATGGTCGGAGAAATCATTCAGCTACTTTGGTCACACTGTAGAGAAGAAGGCAGCACCAGGCCGATGGGATTTTAAATCCGTCAAGGCATGGACGGAAGCCAAGGCCAATCTCTCCGCAATCGAAGAGAAGGCCAAGGCAGTTTATAAGATGCAGCAATTCAACAGCCAGGCTGTCAGTGAAGATGGCGAAGTGTTGGAAGGTGCAACATTCACTCAAGGTTCGGACATTATAGCAATCAAGTGATGAGGACGAATAAGAGTTCAATTCCGAAATACGAAGAGGTCATCAAGATGTATAATGGCCAATCAATTGCCTTGTCAAAAATACTCAGGGAAGCCAATCTTCAACACAATATCAAAGGATGGATTGAGACAGGAGTAGCAATTCCTGCAACAGGCTATGGTATGTATAAGGTGATGAGCAATGATCCGCGCAA